TACATATGGAATTAAATATTGGCGTCTGGAACGATTGAATGATAAAAATAATCCATCAATTTTGGCATTGAAGAATATCGGAATTATTCAGTCAAAAAAATACAATTTCACTTATCCATCAGAGCAGTATGGTAGAGTTAACGACTATTTTGAGTATTCTTCGTCTGCGCACTTCGAGTTTTCTGTGGAATATTGGACTCTATCTCCCATGGGGTGGCATTTATTCCAGAGAGTTGTCGACCAGAAAAACCCCCCGACCGCGAGGGCCGGGGGTGAGTTACCACGAAGTGCCGGATGAGGCCCCGGCAGGCCATAGGGTCAGGCGGCTTCGCCCTTGAGGAACGGATAGAGCCGGCGCTGCTCGTCCAGGCTGAGCGCGATCTCCGGCCAGCGGGTGTAGAGCGACGCGAACTTGCAGCGGATCTCTGCATCGAGGTCGGCCGGCAGCGTCTCCGCGATCCGCTGGAGGCATCCCAGGATCACCGACACCTGGAAGGTCAGGTATTCGCAGCCTTCAGTGTCGAACATCCGCGCTGCAGCGACGAACATGTAGCGCGCGTACTGGCCGGGCGACATCTCATCGAACTGTTCCGGCGCCGGATCCTGGAGCCCGATCGAACGGACCAGATGGAACAGGTAGATCCGAACGTCCGCCAGCTCCTCGGCGAGCTTGGTGATCAGGGTCATGTTGGCGCCGTCGCGTTCGAGCTTCTTCATGACGTTGCAGACCTCGCCGATCTCCCCGGCCAGGGCGAGTTCGAAGAAACCCTGGGAGGCGTCGACGCCGCGATGCGCGTGCAGCCGATCGCTGACCCGTCTGGCCTCGAACTGCCAGTCATAGTCGCCGGGGAACGGGCGCAACCGCGAATTCCGGCAGCGTATGTTGCCGGTGCCGCTGTGAAACGCGATGACAGCGGGCGTATTGCCGTCGAACGGCCTGATGATGGTTGCCAGCTGGTTGGAGTCGAGCACCACGACATCGCCTCGTTTGAAGTGTTCCATGATCGTGTCCTTTCAGAGTGGTAGGGGGAGTTGGTGACCGACCGGCACGCGCATACCCTCCGCGTCGGCCGGGCGTTCCGTCGGGAACAGCTGGTAGGGCGAGAACAGAGCGACTTCGCTGTTCGGGCACAGTTCAACGACACATTGCTCGGGACCTGGCTGTGCGGCGTAGCCCAGGAAGCGTCCAACCCGACCGGCGTAGTGCTGCTCGCCCGGCACTCCGCCGACGATCCACCACGTTTCGGTGGGCGGACGATCGAGAACGGGGATCATCGCCGACCTCCCGACGTCTTTCGGAGCGCATCGAACAGCTGGTCGGGCGGGATTCGGCGATGGGTGGGCTTGCGCGAACGCTTCCTGGCGCGCGACTTGGTCGCCTGCTGGTCCAGGATCCTCTCGACGTGCTCGACGCTGATGCCGACCACCCGGGCGATCTGCACAGAGGTCCGATCGTGGAGGTACAGTGCGCGGATCATCTCGCGGTTGCTCATCATCCGGTCCCCCGGTGCTTGGAGAGGAACGCGTCCTTGGATCCGACATGCGCCAGGAAGCGACGGGTGTTGCCTTGAGCCATGTTCATGTGGCGCTGACACACCTCGTGGGTGTCGTCGTTGCCGCGCATGAAATCCCAGGCGATGCGGACCCATCCCGAAGCCGGCTTGTCACAGGCGGCGCATTGGCAACCCTCGCGAACGGCTCTCCTGCGCGCCGCTTTCCTGTAGCCGCCCCACTCCCGGGCCTGGGGGAACTGGTGCCGGCTCATGCCCGGCCTCCGGGAATCCGATACCGACCGGGACCCGTGCGCTCGAACAGGTCTGTCTGGACTGTCTGACGGATCTTCGCTCGCCAGTGCGCCCTGCCACGTGCCTTGGGGTGGTTCTCGATCGCCTCGTACAGTTCGGCCAGGGTCGCCTCTTTCCCGAGACCCTTGAGCGCGTCGAGCACGACGTCCCGCCACGTCTCGGCGCCCTGAACTGCGACAAACACCGCCAGCGGGCGGGAGAGCGGTAGGAATCGTCCCTCAAGGCCGGATGCGTGGAGGCGTTCTGCGTCCTCGGCACCGTAGGCGATGAGGACGCTCGGGCCGCCGGCATTGAACTTCGAGCGAGCCCCGTCGGCGTGGTGGAAGTTGAGCCGCCCTTCGAGGAACAGCACCGCGTCCGCGGTCTCCGCGCGCCAGATCGTTTCGAAGAACCACTCGGTTTCGGTCCTCGCGAAGACCAGCGCTGTGCCCCACCCGTGGTCCGCCATACGGCGCATCCAGCTGCCGATCCGGGGACCGTAGGGAGGGTTGAGCCAGACACGGCCGTCCCACGCCCGGAGGAGCCCGTTGTGACCCCTGTGGAGCATGACCTCCGCGGTCCGCCAGGGCTGGGGTGGTGGTGAGGCGCAAGGGTCCAGATCAAAGGACCCGAGCGCATCGAGGATGGACGGCGGAGTCAGCCAAGTCTCGGAGTTTGCTGCTGCGGACTGGTGTCCGCCGATCCCGCGCCGGCTCATGATCCCTGCTCCAGCACATGGCACTTGCCGACGCGCAGCAGGAGTTCGGTGCGCAGTCGCTTCCAGCTTCGGTCTAGTTGGGGTTTCGAGCATTTGGCGCCGCGAGGATCGAACTCCTGGATGGCGGCGGTGATGGCGTCCTTGCGGGTCCACCGGATGGTGTGGAGACAGGGTTCGTCCCAACGGTTGAACACCGCCCAATAGGTCTGAGGCGTGTGGGCCATCACATCGCCTCCAGCTCGTGGGCCAGCTGCCGGTCGTCTACAGCCATGGCGATCCGGAGCGGCTGGACCCAGATCGGGTCGTTGGAGAGCATGAAGGTCTCGCCGGCCATCGCGAGTAGGAGCGTTTCGCCCATGACGCTGGCGATCGCCGCCGCTGAATCGGGCGGTACCGCGTTCCCGATCCGCTCGCGCCACGCGGTGTCGCTGGATCCGTGGAGCGGCGTTAGGTCCTCGGGGTCGATCAGCGACTGGAGCGCGGCCAGCTCGAGGGTGGTGAAGGGCCTGTGCCACGTCCCGTCCTCGGCGATGATCCTGCAGATCAGCGCGTCGTCGGGACCGGGGAGGGCTGGGGCGCCGTCTGGAATACCCGCTCCGTCGCCTCTCGGATCCGCGACGGAGCCATAGCCGTTGTCGTGCTGGCCGGACCCCGTGACCGCCTTGGAGGTATCGGCCCACCGGACCACGCCGTAGTGGCCCTGGGTCTGGTACCGGCCCTCGCAGTTCTTCGCCACGCCATGCGGGCGCGGGTCCGCCACGCAAACCCCACCCGAAGTCGGTGTCATACCGGCGGTGACGGCCGGCGACGGATCGTCATACCGGACCACGCGGAAGACGTTGTTGAACTTCGGCGGCCCGGCGTGGCGCGGGTCTGCGACCGAGAACTTGCCCTGGCCGGGTGCCCGCTGTGATGTGATCGTCCCGGTGGGCTCGTCCCAGGCGTTGAGTCCGAGCTGCCCGTAGGCCGGCCAGTCCGGACGAGGGTCAGCGACGCTGAGCGCGCCGCTGGCAACCTGAGTCGAGCCGGTCACTGTGGACGCGGTACCGTCGAACGGCACGACGCGCATCTTGTTGCGGTGGGCGCTGTCCTTCCAGTTGTTGTATCGAGGGTCAGCGACGCTGTTCGGCCCGCCCCCGACGTACATTTTGCCGGTGACCACGCCGGCCGGCTTGTCCCAAGGCCGGACACCCAGCTGGACCGACTTCTCGTGTCCGTTGACGCGCGGATCCGCGACCGAGTGCGCGCCGTTGGTCGGGTAGCTTTCCCCGATCACCGTCCGGCCGGTCTCGTCCCAGGCGCGCACGCCCAGCCCGCCAGCCATCATTTTCGCGCCGCGAGGATCGGCGACGGCGAAGGCCCCGTTCCCGGTTCCGCTGGCACCGATCACCGTCCCGGCTTGGCCATCCATCGGCGTGACACGGTACTTTCCCTTGCCACCGAACTCGCTTTGGGCGCGCGGATCCGCGACGGCATAGCTGCCGTTCGTCGGACTCGAGCGCCCACCGACGGTGCCAACGTGTCGGTCCCAGGGGGTGACGCCGAGAGTGGACGCGTGCCCGTAGCCCTCCGGCACGATGCCGTAGTCCCGCAGCACGCCGTCCTCGACCCGCAGCCGCTTCAGGCTGCGCCAATCGGCGCCGGCCTCGACGAAAGCGAGGCGGACCCACGTCTTCCAGAGGAGAGAGGGGATCCGGTGCATCGGACCGCCGTTCTCGATCCCCGGCAGGGGCAGCTTTTCCAGGACCTCGCCCACGCCGCGGAGTGGGCGCTTCGGCGGCTCATACAGAAACGGCGGCACCTTCTCCATGTGCCGGGCGACGAGCAGGAAGCGGTACCGGGTCTGCGCAAGTCCGCCGAGCTCGCCGCAGTCGTGCGTGGTCTCGGCGACCGCGTACCCGTATCGCCGCAACAGCTTCGAGATCTGGTCGAGCAACGGCCGGCCGCGATTCATGATCCGAGGCACGTTCTCGAACACGAAGAACTCGACCGGATCGTCCTGCCACGCCTCCAGGGCCAGCCACATGCCGCGAAGGGTGAGCCGGTTGAGCGCCTGATACTTGTCGGTCTTCGAGGTCTGTTCGTCGAGCAGCCCGCTGAACCCTTTGCAGGGTGCGGACAGGAAGATGATGTTCGGGCGCTCGCCGCCGGCGGCCATCTGGATGTCGAAGGGTGTCGCTTCGCGCCACTCGGCCGGCGGTTCCTTGCCGTGCCAGAGCTGGTACTGGTCGCGGTCGAACAGATCCAGGACGGTGCCCTTGCATCCGCTCGCGCGCTCGAAGTCAGCGATCGCGGCGGGATCTGAGTCGACCCCGCCAATGCACCGGAATGTCGCCTCGGTGTTGCCGACGCGCGCATGGCCCTTGTTGAAGCCCTTCGCGCCGCCGCCCAGGCCGCAGTAGAGGTGGAAGTGCCGAAATTCGACACGGTTCAGCTGTTGCATTTCGATCTCCGTGGTAGGGGAGAGGGGCCCGGTTGGTCCGGGCCCCGGTTGGTCAGAGTTCGTTCCGGAGGTTCTGCAAGGTGGAGATCAGGAACTCGGGGCTGACATCGGCCCCGCTACGGATCGTCTCCGTGGCGCTTTCGCCCGGGCCTTCGATCTCGACGCTCCAGTCCAGGCCCATGTGATCGAGGTTGACCTCGCAGGACACGGTGAGGGTCCATCTGCTGTCGTCGCTCCTCACGCAGGTGACGACGAAGCTGGTGCCGCACGGCGTAGCCTCGAAGGGTTCGAACTCCGAGAGCGCGGCTTGTGTTTGCCGGGTCTCGTTGAGAACGCTCGCCAGGAGATCGGCTTGTGTGTGGTTTAGCATCTGTTCCTCCGTGGTAGGGGAGAATTGTTTTTTACAATCAACAACTTAGGGATTTTCTTCTGATATTTAAATGTGAAAAACACATGATTATTCAATTGCCCTTCACGAATCGCAGTCCCATGTTGAAGCGATGATCGAGATGCTGATCCTGCTGTGCTACGTGCGCGAGCCGACTTGCTCGTTGACGATGGTGGAGGAGGCCTTCGCGACCCCTGCGCTCTGCCACGCCGCGCAACCAGGCGTCCGGCGAGAGATGGAGCAGATCGTCGCCCGATCCGAACACGCGCAGCCGTACACGCTTCGTCTTGAGTGCATCAGGCGTTCCACGGTCAAACTGCCCATTCCTGAAGGTGTCTATCGGGATTCCTGAAGGGTGAGACTCCGCCGACTGGGGTGGCAGTGAGTGATTGCCGGCGGAGTCCCGGTCCGACGCGAAGGGGGTTCGCGTCAGATCAGTGCGCCCTGGGCGGTGGCCTCGGGCGAGTGCAGCTTCTTGTCCCACTCCGCGGTCGCGATCCCGAGGTGGTCTTCGAGCCATTCACGGACCATCGTGCGGTGACACCAGTTGTTGGCGTGGAGCGGCGGGCGCTCATAGCAGAGGACCACCGGCGGGTGATCCGAGCCGGCGAGCCGGGTCAGGTCGTCAAGGACCGACTGCGGATCCAGCCCCGCCAGGATCTCGCTGAAGTAGCGCTTCCGATAGGGGGCATGGTCCATGTTGAGCATGTCGGCGGCCGGGCGGAGGTGCTTGAAGATCCGGAATCCCGCCGGGATTCCCCTCGGCGTGCCGCGACTGATCCCGACCCGGCCCGGGCCTTGGTAGGTAAACCAGCTTGCGCTGAAAAGCATGATGTCTGCCATCTGTCCCTCGTTGGTGTGAGTGGTTAATGAGAATATCACATTGACGCGCATTAGAAATGGTAAAAACACATCAACATGCGGTTGCGGATGTGGGGCTCGCTGGGCAATCTGAGGCGTTCTCTGTGGTAGGGGAACACGCTCAGGCCTGAGCAATCCCCGCCGGTTCGCGCCGGCGGGGTTTTTCTTGGTCAGATGTGGGGTTGGGTTGGCCTAGTCGCTGCGCGTCCGGATCTGATCTACCAAGTCTTCCCATTCAGGACCAAAACCGCGGTAGTCGGCGTTGATCGTGCTCCAGGCCTCCCAGACCCAACCATCCCAATCCAGGCCCTCAGCGATCGCATTGGCGTAGCTCTTCGGAACATCGCCGAACGTGTCGGGATCATCCTTGCGGAGAGCGACCAGCATTCGCTCGCAACCGGCTGCACATTGAGCGCCGGCTTTCGGTTCGTTCTGCTCCGGACACGGCAAGTACAGAGGGCAGAGGCTTCGATTTTGGTCAACCATGTCTGCAATCTACCCTACCTGCCGCGTTGGTGGTATGGGATGCCTTGCGTGATCCGTTCGTGCATACCGTGCTGAAACTGCTTGACGATCTCTCGACCGGTCGTCGCCCACCAAGTCGTGAGTCCGTGCTTGAACTGTTGGTCCGGGTTGGCCTTGGCCGCCTTGATTCCGCGGACGTAAACGCCGAGCGGCACGCGCTTGTTGACGGCCGGCAGGGTGATGGTGCGCCTCATGGCGAGATCGCCGCGCGTTCGAGCGGATAGACCACGCCACACACGCCGCTCTCGATCGGTCCGACGCAGATCGTGTTGGCGTCGTCCAGGCCTGCATGTCGTTCATCGAGTCTGACGAAGACCCGTTCGTCACCCGTACCGACCACGGATCCTGCCGTTCCTTCCTTCAACGAGATGCCGGAGAATGCCTCCGTCCAAGCCAGCTGGACGCGCTGACCGACCTCGATCTCGCTCTCGTCCAGGCAGACGCGGACCGCTGTTTCGGGAACGATGGTGCCGTCTTCGTCGACGAACTGGCGCACCCCGTGTTTCTCCACCGTCCTCTGTTCGTCCCAATAGACTTCGGTATAGCCGTCGTAGTCGACCTCGATCATGCCGTCGCTCGACCGGCTACCGGTCGTTGCCTTGGCGGTTCCAGAGATCCTTTCCAGGGTTCCTTGGATCGGGTTGGCGTGCACGGAGAGAAGCGTGCTCATGTTCGTGTCTCCTGATCGGTAGGGGTGAACAGGTCCGCGGCCCGACCCTGGAGTCTGGTCCAGAGCCGCTTTGCCTCGGCCGTCCAATAGGCCTCGACCTTCGGATCGCGGGCCGCCCGCGCACAGCGCGCCTTGCGCGTCGCCTCGCGGTACAGGTGTTCGAGCGACCGCCGCCGCTCGAACTCGGTGTCGGGGAAGAGGCTCGCGGTCATGCCGCGTCCCTCGTGAGCGGGAACTGGAGCGGCCGACCCGCGACCAGATCCTCCATCGTTCGGTTGGCGAGATAGTCGATCACCGTCTCGTCCGGCTCCAGGTCACCGGCCGGCGCCACCATCGCCCAGCCCTCGCGCTCGAAGATCGCGGTGCCCGGACCGTCGGGTGTGAGCCGGCAGCTGAAATGCAGCACCGTCGGCTCGTCGCACCCGTCGACCCATTTCGAGATCTCGGCGGCGTTCTGGGTGTTGCGGATCTGGACCGTGCCGCCTTGCTCGATGGTGATGAACAGCCCTTGGCCGATAGCGTGCCGCACGAGGCTCTTGTAGGCAGTCGCGCTCATGACTCACCTGCCTGTTGGACCAGCGAAAGCGACAGGCGCTCAACGACGATCTCATGCTCGAACAGCGGGTGTTCGCGCATCTGTTCGTACTTGGCACGCCATCCGACCGGGGCCGGTTCATCGAACAGATTCTTCCAGCAGCGCTCGGCCCATGCGTCAGCGTCTGCGTCCGCCGCAGCCTCGTTGCCATGGCGTAGTGTGGTGATCCCTTCCTCGTCGTGCGTGATGACCAGCCAGAAATCGTGCGACATCGGCACGAACATCCGACACTCTTCGTTGCCGATCTCGCCTTTAGCTCGTGGGATCAGCTCGTGCAGGATGCTGTCCGGCTTGTTGCACTCCGCGTAATTGTGCATGAGCTGCGCCGCCCAGACCGCGCACCCCTGTCGATGGACGCAGCGAGTGCAGTACTGCTCCTCATAGTCCATGCCTTCGGTACCGTTCGAAAAGTAACCCATGGTGTCCTCCGTGGTAGGGGTGGTTCACAGCAGTCCGGCTGACCGGAACGAGGTGTGCTCGTCCTGCGTGACGATGACGTGGTCGTGCAGGGTGATGTCCACGGCCGCCGCCGCGTCCTGCAGCTTCTTGGTCATGGTGATGTCGGCCTGTGACGGCGAAGGATCGCCGGACGGATGGTTGTGCACGAGGATCAGTGCGGACGCGTCAACCTGGAGCGCGCGCCGGATGACCTCGCGAACGTAGACGGGGCAGTGATCGACGGTGCCCCGGCTCAGGCTTTCGTCCGCGATGATCCGGTTCCGCCGATCGAGGTAGAGCACCCTGGCCTCCTCGGTGCGGAGGTGCCCCACGCTGGCCCGCAGATAGTCGAGCAACGCGACCCAGTTGGAGAGAACAGGGGCGGTCTTCGCGTCTCGGCTCAACAAGGAAATCGCCACGTCGCGGATGTGGTTCATGGTGTCGACCGCGTCGCGGGTCATGCCGGGGATCCGCAGCAGCTCCGTCTCAGAGGCGGCGAAGGCTCTGCCCGCGGTGCCAAAGTGGCCGATCACCTTTTCCGCGACCTCCTCCGGTGTCGCGTGCCTGGCTCTCGTGAGCGACGTCGCGATCGTCGCCGCGTCGCTGGGCCTCTGCTGGAACAGGACAGGGGATTCGAACAACTCGGGTTGCATGGTGGGGCGCCGTGGTAGGGGGCGCGGGACGGCGGCGGTTGCCGCCGCCCCTTGGTGGTCAGTCGAGCAAATCGCTGGTTTCGATCCGCTCCAGCCACGCTTCCGCCTTTCCGGCGAGTTCGTTCTGGCCGTACTGGCGCAGCGCATCGCCCCCTTTATCCAGGAGGCTCCGGAGTTCCTTCCAATCTTCGATCGGAAGCTCCCAGCTGCGAGTCTCAGGCATCATGTTCTCCATTGCTGTGAAAGAGATTTAATACAATCAATAACTTAGCAATGATCGGTCGTTTTTTCAATGTGATTATCACATTATCATGCCATAATTCCCCGCGCCCGCAACGTCAATGTGAAAGCCCACTCGCGGTGGGCACCGTGTGCAGCCGAAAAGAAAGACCATGCAGATCCGCGAGATCTTCAACGGCGCGATCCCACCGCTGTGCCTCGCGCAGATCATGAAGACGGTGGACTTCAGCCGGTGGAACCACGCGTTCGTCGGCTGTTCCGGCACGTTTTCGTTCGAGCGGGCCATCAACCTCCGTCACCCGGATCTGCCGGTGTACGGCAATGACGTCTCGCTGCTGTCCCAGGTCATCGCCAGCGTGGCGCGGAACGAACCGTTCGAGTTCCGCTTCGTGAACAAGGCGGCGCACTACGAGGAGTGGCTTGAGGGCCGATCCTACCTGGACCGCTGCGCCGCGGTGATCATGGTGCTGTTCCTGGCGCGGATGTACCCAAGCGACAACGCCTATAACCGCAAGCACCGCCGCCACTACGAGGCCGATTTCGAGAACACGCTGATCGCCGCGAAGATGCGGCTGTCCAACATGGCGCAGGAGCTGCTGCTGGCGGACTACTACGCCGGCGATTTCCGAGACCATCTGGCGAAGGCGAAGCAGACCGACGGCGCCGGCTTCATCATCTCCGCCCCGTTCATCGAGGGCTGGTACGAGAAGTGGTTCCGCTTCATCAACAACAACATCGAGTGGCCCGAGCCGGCCTACCGGACCTGGAACCCGGAGGACTTCCCGGCACTGCTCGATGAGGTCGACGCGAGCGGTATGCCCTACGTCGCGGTCTATCGCGAGCACCTGGCCGACCGGAACCTGATCGCTTTTCACCGGGTCGGCATGAAGCCGCGTTTCTACGTCTATGCCCCGAAGGCGGTCACGGCCCGCGCATCGGTGCTGGACCGGCCGTCCTCGTCCGGCGGCACGCCGTTCCGGTTCGACCCGGTGGACATCGAGAAGATCGGGGACGACTCCACGCTGACGGTCTACCCCTGCAAGGCGGGGCACGCCGACTACATTAAGAGCCTGTACCTGCAGGAGAACATCCCCTTCACATCGGGGCTGGTGAACTTCCTGGTCTACATCGACGACATGCTGGCCGGGATCCTGACGTTCAATCGCATGGATCGGAAGCTCGGCGAGTGTGATCCAGGCGTGTCCGTCTACCTGCTGAGCGACACCAGTACGACGCGCTTCGGGCGGGTTTCGAAGCTGATCGCCATGGTCGCGACCAGCCAAGCCGTCCTCCAGGCGGTGGCGCCGAAGACCACGCACCGCCCGATCGAATGGGTCGCGACGACCGTGCGCTCCATGAACCCGGTGTCGATGAAGTACCGCAGCATCTACCAGAAGGTCGCGGTCAAGGAAGCCGGGCCGGGCGAGCGATCGGGCGCCAAGTACATCGTCAACTACGCCTCCGGTGTCCGGCCAGAGACGCCGCAGGAGATCTACCGGACCTGGCGCCGCAAGTACTTCAAGGACGACCGAAAACGAAGGGTGACGACCAGCTATGCCAAAGGGAAAGGCCCCGCACGAGACGGCTCCGGAGATCCAGCCGGATCCGCTGGAGACTGAGCTGCGTCAGGTCGACCCGCGCGACCTGAAATACCTGGAGAAGAACGCGCGCCACATGCCTGAGCGCGAGTTCAAGCAGCTGGTCGAGAACATCAGGCGCGACGGGGCTCTGACGAGCGTCCCGCTGGTCTACGGCTTTGGCGACCGTCAGCTGGTGCTGTCCGGCAATCACCGGGTCAAGGCGGCGACGGCGGCCGGCGTCGAGCAGATCACGGTCATGGTCATCACCGAGGAGCTGACCGAGGACCGACTGGTGGCGATTCAGCTGAGCCACAACGCGCTGGTCGGCGAAGACGATCCGAACATGCTCCAGGAGCTTTGGGCGAGCCTGGCCACGCTCGAACAGATGTACTCCGGCCTGACCGAGGACAGCTTCGGCGGCATCGAGGACCTGGATCTCGAAGCCCTGCGCATCGGCCCACCGACCTATGTCGAGCTGCTGCTGGCCTTCCTGCCGGAGGACTACGAGGAGTTCCAGGCGCGTTTCGACGTCGTCCGCGCCCATGCGGAAAAGAGCAAGCCGCGCCTGATGTCCCGGTTTGCTGAATACGAGGCGTTCTTCTCGACGCTGCTGCGCGTGAAGGACGTCCAGGACATCACCAACGATGCGGTCGCGCTGGGCGTCATGGCGGAGCTTGCTGAGGCCCAGCTGGACCGGATGGAGGAGGAGGCTGGTGGTGCCAGCGACGAAGCCGCCGACAACGGTGACGGACGACCAGATCATTGATGCGCTTCAGCGCAACGCGGGGCTGGTGGCCCCGGCTGCGCAGGCCCTCAAGATCCATCGCAACACGATCCACAACCGGATCAAGAAATCAGCGAGGGTCCGCAAGGCCAAGGAGGAAATCCGCGAGGACTGCCTGGATCTGGCCGAGGGCACGATCCTGAAGTTGATCAACGAGGGGAACGTCACGGCGACGATCTTCTTCCTGAAGTGCCAGGGCAAGGACCGTGGCTGGGTCGAGCGGCCGGACAGTGCCGGCAAGGACGCCGGATCGGTGCGGGAAGGTGGCGTCGTGAAGCTGCCCGAACGGGCGACCGACATGGACGCCTATTACGCGGAGCTGGAAGCCCAGCAGACCAAGCTGGTCTCGATCTCTCGTGAGCGCGCGGCAGCGAACGAAGGCTAAGGCGCGTGAGACGGTTTGGGAGCCGTTGCCCGGCTCTCAGACCCTGTTTTTGCGATGCCCGGCCTATAAAGCGCTGTTCGAGGGGACGCGCGGGCCGGGGAAAACCGACGCTCTGCTGATGGACTACATCTCGGAGGTCGGAGAAGGACACGGACCGGCATGGCGCGGAATTCTGTTTCGCATGACCTACAAGCAGCTGGACGACGTCGTTGTCCGCTCGCAGAAGTGGTTCAAGCGACTGTTTCCTGGCGCGACCTTCAACAAGGCCGACTACCGCTGGACCTTCCCCGACGGCGAGGAGCTGCTGCTGCGCCACATGGCGCGGCCAGAGGACTACTGGAACTATCACGGCCACGAGTATCCCTGGATCGGCTGGGAAGAGCTGACGAACTGGCCGACCCGCGAGTGCTACGAGGCGATGAAGGCCTGCTGCCGCTCGTCGCATCCGGGGATGCCGCGCCGGTACCGGTCGACCTGCAACCCCTATGGCGTCGGTCACCTTTGGGTGAAGGCCTACTTCATCGACCCGTGCCCGCCGGGCCGTGTCATCCGCGATCGCATCGGGCGCGAGCGTGTCCGCATCCACGGATCGATCTGGGAGAACCGCTTCCTGCTCGAGTCCGATCCCGAGTACGTGCAGACGCTGATGGGGATCTCCGATCCCAACCTGCGGAAGGCCTGGCTCGAAGGCAGCTGGGACATCGTGGCGGGCGGCTACTTCACCGACGTGTTTCGTCACGACCGCAATGTCCTGCGACCATTCCCGATCCCGCCGAGCTGGCGGCGCATGTGCTCCTTCGATTGGGGGTCGAGCTCGCCGTTCTCGCTGGGGATGTTCGCGGTGTCGGACGGCACGCCGGTCAACACGGGGGACGGCCGGCGCCTGTTTCCGCGCGGTTCGCTGATCCGGATCGGCGAGGACTACGGGATCGAGCGGGACGAGCGCGGCCTGTCGAAACCGAATGCGGGTCTGCGTCTGGACAACGACGTGCTGGGCGAGCGGATCGCCAGGGCGCTGCGCGGTCAGAGCTGGGATCCCGCGGTCGCCGACCCCTCCATCACCATCGAGGCGGGTGGGCCCTCGATCCTGGAGCAGATGCAGGCGGGTGCCCGGGCGGCCGGCCTCTCCCTGCACTTCGAGGAGGCCGACAACAGCCGCGTCGCCGGCTGGCAGAAGATGCGCACGCTGATGCACGCCGCCGCCACCAACAACCTCGAACGTCCTGGGCTCTGGGTCTTCGACACCTGCCGCGAATGGATCCGCACCGTGCCGGTCCTGCAGGCCGACCCGAAGAAGCCCGATGACGTCGACACCGACCTCGAGGACCACGCTGGCGATGAGACCCGCTACGCCTGCATGGCCGAGAGCCGAACCATTCTGACCGCGAAAGTCCTGGGAGTCTGAAGATGCCAATCGACGCGAGACACGAGCAATACGACCACCGCGCCGGCCAATGGCAGCGCGTCCGCGACACGCTCGAAGGTATCGACGCTGTCAAGAAGCAGACATCGGAATACCTGCCGGTACTGAGCGGCCAGGATGATGCGGACTATCGTGGCTATCTCCGACGCGCCGAGTTCTATGACGCGGTCTCGCGCACGCTTCTGGGCCTCGTCGGGATGATCTTCCGCAAGGATCCGACGATCACGTTGCCGGAGGGGCTGGCCTACCTGAACGACAATGTCGACCTGAAGGGAACGCCGCTGCCGGTGTTCGCCAAGGCTGTGGTCGAGGAGGTCTGTGCGGTCGGGCGTCTCGGGATCCTGGTCGACACGGGCAACAGCGACGACACCACACAGAACCGTCCGTACTTCCAATCCTACACCGCCGAACAGGTCACCAACTGGCGCGTCCAGATCATTGCGGGCAAGCCAGTTCTGGTTCAGTTGGTGCTCCACGAGAAGGTCGAGATCGCCGGCGAGGATGGCATCGGTTCCGGCTACATCGAGCAATACCGCCAGATCGATCGGCTTGCCGAGGGCGTGTTCGTGACTCTTTGGCAGAAGAACGACAAAGGTGATTGGGCCGTCGTCGAGCGGATTGAGCCGATGGTTCAGCAGGCTCGCGGTGTGCGCCTCGAGGCTATCCCGTTCGTGTGCATCGGGGCCACCGGCCTGGACATCAAGCCCGAGAAGCCGCCGCTTCTTGGTCTCGCTGACACCGCATTGAGCCATTACCGCACCAGCGCGGACCTGGAGCAGGGTCGGCATTTCACATCGCTGCCGACACCTTGGGTCTCGGGTTTGAGCACTCAGGCCGGCCAGCAACCCCTGCGCATGGGCGGCGGGACCGCGTGGATCCTGCCGAAGGACGCCGTAGCCGGAATGCTCGAATACACCGGCCAGGGCCTCCAGTCGCTCGAGAAGGCGATGGAGGAGAAGGAAGCGAAGATGGCGGCGCTGGGCAGTCGGATCCTGGAGGATCAGAAGGCCGGCGTGGAGGCGGCCGACGCGATCGGCCGGCGGCAGATGGGCGAGCATTCCTTGCTGGCCAGCATCGCCGACACGTGCTCGCGAGGGATCGAGCAGGCGATTGCCCATGCGGCAGCGTGGCAGAGGATCGAACTGGGCACGGACAGCGTCAGCTTCGCCCTGAACACGGATTTCTACCCGGCACCTTTGGACCCGTCGATGATCGACGCGCAGATGAAGCTGCTTCAGGGCGGGATGATGCCGTGGTCCACGTTCGTCGAGAACATGCAGCGAGGCGAGATCCTGGATCCGTCGAAGACGGCCGAGCAGATCCTGGCGGAGATCCGTGACGGAGACTTCGGGCTGCGAATGGAGTTCGACGAAGATCAAAACTCCGAGCAGCAAAGCCAGGGTGAAATCGAGTCGGATCGTTTAGCTGAATGACCCCCGACCCCGTCGCCGATGCTCCATTCGAGGATCTATCAACGGGTGCTTGTATTTACATACCAAAAATAATTACCAATGCCATTGTGACACACGTTCTGGCACCGTTTTCATCACAAACACTGCCGTCAGCGACACTACAAATAGGAGGGGTTTATGATTGCGCTTTCGTCATACGCGAGACAAGAGATCAATCGTCGTATTCAGTTCCATCGCCAAGCCTGCGAGGGTCTGGGCTTGGCGGTGACCATCCACCGTGATCCCGAGGGCTTCGCAGCTGAGCGAGCAACGTTCCCGGGCTATGTTCATCCATCGCTCGATCCGGCAGCGGGCGCTGTGATCGGATCGGCCGACTTCACCTGGATTCGACTAGCTGCTCAAGGAGTGACGTTCGGCGTGATCGCGGCTCGCCGGTACGAGGGTCGGCTTGACGACCTGATACATGCCCGCCGGCTTTGGGGGCGGGATGTTCCTACGCTGGAGGACATCGACCCGGTCAACATCGTTTCGCTACAGGCGCATCGGATCTCGGGCACGTTGAGCCTTCAGGGCGGCATGATTCTGGACGAAGCGACGCGGGGTTTTCGCTTGTCGGTCCATCTGATGTGGATGATCCGCATGGTCACCCTACGCACCTGGCAGGAGGACTGGCAGGTAGGGCTGATCACCGAGGAGACGCACGCGAAAGACCTCCATCGTCCGAAGTTCGGATACC